CGCCGATACCGCAGCAAATGGTAAACCAAACCCGCCAGAACGTAGAGCCGGCTACCAATAGCTGGATCAACCAAATACGCACGCTGGCTGAAACCGCAACCGACTTAGAAGACCTGCGCGACAAGCTGCTTACCGCTTACCCGGCAATGTCGTTAGAGCAGTACGCCAGTGCGCTGGCAGAAGCCAGCTCAGCCGCGAACCTGGCCGGGCGTGATGCGGCTAAGGCAGAGGGCTAAGCATGGCCAGTACCGTGTATGGCTCTGTACCCTTTGCTGAGCAAATTAAGTTTTTCAGGCAAAAGCTTAACTTGCCAACCCAAGCCTGGACCGACATTTACAACCGCGAGCACGACTTTGCGTTTGTGGTAGCCGGTGCCAACCGCGACGACTTACTGGCCGACTTTAGAACCGCCATTGATAACGCCATAGCCAATGGCGGTACGCTGGAGCAGTTTAGAAAAGACTTTGATCGCATAGTAGAACAATACGGCTGGGACTATAACGGCGGGCGCAACTGGCGCAGCAACGTTATATACGAAACCAACCTAAACAGTAGCTACCATGCCGGGCGTTACGAGCAGCTGCAGGCGCAGCGCTCTGCACTACCTTATTGGCGCTACCGGCATAGCGACTTGGTAGAAGATCCAAGGCCAGAACACCAGGCATGGGATGGCTTGGTATTACGTGCTGATGATCCGTGGTGGAACACCCATTACCCGCCCAATGGCTGGGGCTGCCAGTGTTACGTTGAGGGCTTAACCGAAGACGATTTAAAAGACATGGGTAAAACCGGCCCCGACAAAGCGCCACCACTTAACACCGAAACCAAACTGATTGGCAAGCGCAGCCCCGGTGGCCCCTTTGCGGTAGAGGTGCCAGCCGGTATTGATCCGAGCTTTGAACACGCCCCAGGGCAAAGCCGCTTGCAAAGTGCCGTACCGCCTGAGCGGCCAGATCCACCTATTTCAGGCTCAACGGGAGGGCCGGGTTTACCTAATACCCGCCCTGTTGATGCTATGCCCGCGCCGCGCACAGCCACTGTAAATGTGCTGCCTAAAGGGCTAAGTAGTGAAGAATATGCAGAACAGTTTTTAACAGCATTTGGTGCAAGCTTAACCACACCTAAACCATTTAAAGATGTGCTTGGTAGTTCACTTGTAATGGGTGCTGAGCTTTTCAAAGATCGCGCTACAGGAAAAATTAAGGCAGATAAACGAGGCAGGGGGCAGTATCTGCCATTAATGGCAGAGGCCATTAAACAGCCTGACGAAATTTGGGTGCGTATGGAGTACCACAACGCCAGTGGTAAAACGGTGGTTAGGCGGCGCTATATAGCGCGCTTTACGATACCAGGGCAGAACGTACCGGCATTAGCGGTATTTGAATGGGGTAAGGATGGCTGGTCAGGTATTACGACCTTTAACCCGGATACAGATATTAATGATTTGCGCGTGGGTGTAAGAATTTATCGAAGAGCTGAGTAACCGCCAGCCGACACCGGCGGTACCAGTGCGATTGGAGGCCCTATATTGTCGGAGGCACCGCGCACCAGCTAACTAAATTATAGGAGAGAACATGGCAGGCGTAAAGGCAATAGTGACTACCGATATCGATACCAGGCTGGCAGAACTGACTGCCGCGCTTGACGATCGTACGGCGCTATTTGCCCAAATTAACGAATACCTGCACCGGGCGCACCGCGAGCGCTTTAGTAAGCAGGTATCGCCAGAGGGCAAAGCCTGGCAGGCGTTATCGCCGCGCTATGCGAAAACCAAGCGCCGTAACGCTAACCGCATTTTGGTATTACGTGGCCATATGCTTAGCTGGCTGCGTGGTCAGTACGACAACGACAACCTGGAATTTGGTACCAACCAGCCTTATGGCGCCATACACCATTTTGGCGGCACCATTAAACGTAAAGCCCGCAGCCAGGATTTGTACTTTAAGCAAGGCAAGGATGGCAGCGTGGGTAACCGCTTTGTGAAAAAGAAAAACAGCAACTTTATGCAAACCGTGCAAGTGGGCGAATACAATATTAAGATCCCAGCCCGCCCCTGGCTGGGGTTAAGTAATGACAATAAGGCCCATATTGTTAAAATTACCCAGCGTTATCTTAAAACCGCAATAAGCGCCTAAAACGCGCTGTAAGCGATTTTAGGGGGGTTAGTGCTGCCACGGTGCGCAGTTACCCCCTTAAAGCCTGCTGTAAATGTTTATAAATGCCTTTAAAGGGCATGCAAAAGTTTAGCCCCCGTTCAAAAGACAGCCTGCCCTGAAACCCATACGCTAATCCCTGAACTTGAATTCAGGGGTCAGCATGAAAAAGTTGCTCGAAATTTTTAAAACCGGTAAGCGCACTGACAGCAAAGGCCGGGAATGGGATTTAAACGACAGTATTATTGATGAGGTGGTGCGCGAGTACGACCCAGCTATTTTTGCCGCCCCATTGGTAGTGGGCCATCCGGCAATGGATGCCCCCGCCTATGGCTGGGTAGGCAGCCTAAGCCTGGATAACACCATTCTAAAAGCCGAGCCTACCGACGTAGAGCCACAATTTGCCGCCCTGGTAAATGAAAAACGTTTTCCAAAAATCTCTGCCAGTTTCTTTACCCCTGAACATCCGGCCAACCCTAAGCCTGGCAAATGGTATTTGCAGCATGTGGGCTTTTTGGGTGCCGCCGCGCCGGCAGTGCCTGGCTTAAAACAAGCCAGCTTTGCTGCCAACGACCAGGCCGTAACCATAGAGTTTGCCGCCAGCGACTTAGAGGTGCTGTGGTCGGTTAGCCGTATGGCCCGTGGTATGCGCGACTGGCTGCTGGAAAAGTTTGGTGCCGAAGAGGCAGACCGCGCTTTGCCTGATTACGTGGTGCAAAGCATTGAAACCCAGCGCGAACGTGAATTACTTGCTGAACAACCTAACCAACAAGCCCTGGGGTTTGCTGCCCCACAACAACCGGAGGTACCCGCCGTGGACCCAAACGAAAAAGCCAAACAGGCGCAGCAGACTGCCGACTTTGCAGCCCGCGAAGCCGAACTTGCCCAGCGCGAACAGGCGATTGCCGCTGCCGAGGCGGCCCTTGCTAATGAAAAAAGCAAAGCCCAGCGCGCCGAGCTGGCCAATTTTGCCGCTGAACTGGTGAAAGAAGGCAAGCTGCTGCCGCGTGAGCAGGAGGGCGCAGTAGCCTTTATGACCAGCTTAACTGATAGCCAGACTGTGTCTTTTGCGGCACCCGATGGCGCAGATAAGCAGCTGCCGCAAGCGCAGTGGTTCCGTGACTTTGTGTCCAGCCTGCCGGCGCGGGTGGACTTTGCTGAGCGCGGCGCAGCGGGCGATAGCGTGGACTTTGCTAACGACTCTGTCGCCATGGCAAACGCCGCAACCCAATACCAGGCAGAGATGGCCGCTAAGGGCATTACCGTTAGCGCTACCGACGCCGTTAAGCATGTGAACGGAGCGAAATAATGAATATTCCAGGATTAATTACCCCGCGCGCCGCGCAGGGCGCCATTGCCAAACGGCGCATTGTAAAAACCGGCAGTGCTAATGGTACCGCCGTGCAGGCCAGTGCCGCCACTGCCGCCTTGCTGGGTGTCAGTACCGACATTGACACAGCAACCGGTGAAGTGGTTGACGTTGTACGCAGCGGCTTAACGCCGGTTGAGTACGGCGGCACCGTGTCAGATGGCGCGCTGCTTACCGCAGACAGCCAGGGCCGCGCCATTGCCGTTACCCTGCCCGTTGCTGCCAATACCTACACCATTGGTTATGCCGAAGTGGCAGGTGTGGTGGGTGATATTGGTTTTATTAATGTCGTGCCTGGTTTTGTACCGGCCTAACGCGGAGTAACCCTAATGAGTAAAGCCCCTTTTCCAACTAATCCGGTTTTAACCGCGATTGCCATTGCGTATCGCAATACGCGCTTAATTGCCGACGAAGTGTTACCCCGTGTGCCGGTAGCGGCTGAAGAGTTTAAGTACTTAAAGCACAACATGGCAGACGGTTTTACGGTGCCGGATACCAAGGTAGGCCGTAAAGGCCGCGTTAACCAGGTAGAGTTTGGTGCTACCGAAGAAACCGCCAGTACGCAGGATTACGGCCTGGATGCGCCGGTACCACAAAAAGACATCGATAACGCGAAGAGCACGCCAGGTTATGACCCGCTGGCCAAAGCTACTGAGCAAACCACTAACCTGATCCTGCTGGACCGCGAAGTGCGCACCAGTAACCTGGTGTTTAATGCGGCCAGTTATGCTGCCAGCAACAAGGTGGCGCTGTCTGGTACCAGCCAGTGGAGCCATGCTGACAGTAACCCGCTGCCGGTGATTACCGATGCGCTGGACTCGTGCGTAATGCGCCCGAATATTGGTGTATTTGGTCGTCGCGTATCCACCATTTTACGCCGCCACCCGCGCATCGTTAAGGCGTTTAACGGCACCCTGGGTGACGATGGCATGGTGCCGCTGCAGTTTTTAGCTGACATGCTGGAACTCGAAGCGATCTTTGTTGGTGAAGCCCGCCTGAACATCGCGCGCCCTGGCCAAAGTGTGAACCTGGCGCGGGTTTGGGGTGGCCATGCGTCCTTTATTTACCGTGATCGGTTAGCTGATGCGAACTCGGGTACTACGTTTGGCTTTACCGGCCAGTACGGTAGCCGGATTAGTGGCAGCGAGTTTGATCGCAATATCGGCTTAAAAGGCGGCCAGATGGTACGGGTAGGTGAGCAGGTTAAAGAGCTGATCACTGCACCAGACTTAGGCTACTTCTTCGAGAACGCGGTGGCTGAGTAAGCCCTGCAACTGAGGGCGGCGAAAGCCGCCCCTGGAGAGCACGATGCAACAGTACTTATTGAAGCGTGGCCCATTGCACCATAACGGCAACGCCTATGCCGAGAATGATCCGATTGCGCTAACCGACGCTGAAGCTGCGCCATTATTGCGCTTAGGCATTATTGAGCCAGACGCTGAGGCGCAAGCCGCTGCCGATGCCAAGGCTGCAGAAGAAGCTGCCAAAGCAGAAGCGGAAGCGAAAGCCGCTGCTGACGCCAAGGCTGCAGAAGAAGCTGCCAAAGCAGAAGCGGAAGCGAAAGCCGCTGCTGACGCCAAGGCTGCCGAAGACGCTGCCAAAGCAGAAGCTGAGCCAAACTGGCCGAATGCCAAGGCTGCTGAAGACGCTGCCAAAGCAGAAGCGGAAGCGAAAGCTGCTGCGGATGCCAAAGCAGCTGAAACGACCAAAGCCCCGACAGCCAAGGCCAAAAAATAGGAGTTGGCTATGACGGAGTTTTTTAAACAGCCAAAAATCACCGGTTATCGCCAGCTTAATGAGCAAGAGGCGAAACTGATGAATCAGGTTAAAGCTAAGGGTCAGGAGCTGCAGGAGCTGGTTAGCGTGCTGAATCAGTACTTAATTCAGCAAGCGGCGGATGCCTGTGGTAATGCCACTGAGCAAGAACGCCTGGAGCAATCGCAGCCGATGAAATGGCTGGCAGTAGGTAAAACGGATTTACAAACCGGCTTGATGGCGCTTACCCGTGCCGTGGCGCAGCCTGGAGCGTTTTAATGTATATCACCCACGCCCAATTAGCCGAACGCCCTGGCAGCCTGGAGCTGGCAGAAGTGGCCACCCCAGAGCAAGAGCGGGCTGTTGATCCTGTACTGATGCGCGCCACGCTCTTGGCAACAGATCGCAGTAGCTGGCCAGTGCAAGAGGTGGCGGTTGCCGATGCTGCCCTGGCGCGAATTAACGATGCCATTGCCGATGCCGTTGCGCTAATTGATGGCTTTTTAGGCCGGCGTGGGTACCTGCCATTAGCAACCGTGCCCGGCATTGTTAGTAGCTGGTGCCGTGCGATTACCCGGTACTTTTTACACCAGCACCGCCTTAATGCGGATGATAAAGATCCGATTACCCGCGATTACAAAGATGCGCTGCGGCTGTTGCAGTTAACCGCTGAGGGTAAATTTAGCCTGGGGCTGGAAGATAACGTGATAACCAAAGGTGCAGGCATGCCGGAGTTTACTCAGGGCAGTACTACGCTTCGCGATGCGCTTAAGGATTACTGATGCTGGATACCGACATCATTATTGCGCGCATTAAGGCGACGGTGCCCGAGTTTCAGAACGTGGCTGGCAGTGCCGATTACGCCACAGTTAAGGATTTACGCAGTTTTCGTACGCCCTGCGCTTATGTGGTGTTAGCAGAAGAACGTGGCAGTAGCGACTTGCCACGTGGTACGCACCAGGCCAAAGCCTTGTTTGGTGTTGTAACGGCAGCCCGCAATTACAGCGGTGCTAATGGCACAGCAGCCAAAGATGCCGCCCGCCCGCTGGTAAAGGCGGTAAGAGCGGCGCTGGTAGGTTGGCGCCCGGAAGGTCGCGAGTTTTTTGCCTGCAGCTGGGTGCAGGGCGATGTACTGGAATACGACGCCAATACCCTGCTCTGGCTGGATGTGTTTGAAACCACTTACTACATAAACGGAGCCTGACCATGTCAGATAAAAAACCGGCTCAGCAAAGCGCTGCGCCAACCGAAGCCGCTGCAAAACAACCCGAAAAGCAGGTTGTAGTGCATACCGACAACAGCAAAAACGGTTACCTGGAAGCACGCCGGGCAGCCCGCATTAACGCTAAGAAAGGAGCCAAATAATGGGCGAGCGTATT